AAACAAAAGAAAAAAAAAAAAAAAAAAAAATGGGAAAAAATAGAAAAAAAACACGTATAGAAAATGAAATCGATTTTTTTCAAAATCCGAGGAAAATCCGAGGACCGAAAAAAAAGTTAAAAATGGAAGCAGGTGCGTCATGAAAATCTCGTTCGAAAGGCCAGCGAAAAGCCAAACTTTGGAAGATACAGCGGCATATATGGCAAACCAGCTGGCGCATGAATTACAAAGAATCACGGATCTTAGTTTTGAAGAAGCGCTGCAAATAACTTCGTTCTGGGTAAAGGGTACCAAAATTCCTTTAAGGCCCGTGAAGGTTACTTTACCTCATCATTGGGGTCGAAAATTGGCCCGAGGTTAGTCGGGCTGCTGAAGGCAGAAAGGCGCGCAGGCAGGAGCTTGAACCTGAATTGTGGTCTGCTGGATGGCCCGAACGGGGTTGGCTGGCCCGTAAGTTGGGCGGTTGGCTTGAGTAAAGGCGCTGGCGGCCCCTGTAAAGGCCTGTATTGCGTTTGTACGGGCGTTCCACTGCTCAGGGGTCATTTGGTAGCCTGGAGTCGTTTGGCAAGCCTGTAGAAGGCCACAGAGAGCCAGGAAGGCCAGGGCTCGGACTGGAGCTGGTCTAGGACTTGTTTGATCTTGGTTTCGTTTAGAATTTTGCATTTGATACCCCCATTATGTTTCAGAAGCTCCAAGGCTTCGTTTTTTTCAAGTAAGGTTGCGAATCGGTTCGGTCCTATTTGGTTTTGAAGATCGGTCCCGTACACGTAGCGGTACCAGACCGCGTACGGCGTTGGGAGACGTATCTCGTGGAGTTTAGCTTTGCGCATGAGTCACCACGTCTTTGCAAAGTTGCTTCGTATCTGGATCGCGGTACAGGTATACCTTTTTGCGCGGCATTCGCTCCACGGTTTCAAGCTGAACGTCCCAAAGGATCCAGCGGCGGCCCTGTTTTGAGTATCGTTTGATTTTTATTTGCTTCATTTTTTCAGCTCCTGAATGATTTTGAACAGTTCGTCGCGGTGTTCTCGGCTCGTAAGCTTCTCGGTTTCAGAGTATCGCTCGGAGTCTGGATCGTTGTTCTCGTGAAAGACTTCGATGAACCCCGCTTCGTAAAGTTTCGAGACCAAAAAAGGAAGCTTGTCGAGCGGTATGCCTTTCGGTTTCAAAAACTGGTGATACAACCGATCAAGTCTGAAAGTTCTATTTAGTGGGTTCATCTAATTTTCTCCATTGTTCGAGGAATTGAAACCAATCGATGAGACCAAGGCGCAGAGCTTGAATCAAATTTGCTTCGTTGAGGTTAGTTTTTTGCTTCATAATTGAAACCTTTCTAGTTTTTCGAACTCCCGAACAGCTTGAGGCAAAGTCATTGAGTGAAATTCCCCGAGCGTTTCGATAACAGTTTCAAAGAACGGTTCTCCACGTCGAACTTGTTTTACAGTTGCAATTCGAAGCGTGGCCTTTCGAGTCCTTGATGGATTGCGTTCAGTTGTGATGAAAACATATTTATTTTTTGCAACACGTTTGAAATGACTGGTTAGTCTGGTCCCAAAAAATCTCATGGTGTCCTTTGAAAACCAGTGCCCTCGATGATATCCTTCAATCTCGTCAACGCCGTAAAATGTTGGGTAAGTGAATTTCATTTTACACCCCCACGTAAAAAACTACGTTACCAAAACCGTCACGATGGAATGAATGAAGCGCGTTTTCAACGTCGTGCTCAATATCTTCCACAACTTGATGAACTGCTACTTTGTTATATTTGCCGAATTGAGATTTAGGCTTGATTTCGTAGTCTCGAAAATGAACCACGTTTTCAAGGTAGTGTTCTAACTTCTTTTCAAAGCGGCGTTGTTTTGCGCGTTCGTTTCGCTTTTGTTGTTTGATAACTTCATTCCCTATCTGGTCGCAAAGATACTCCTCAGATGCCTGAATGAGTCCGGCTAGCGTTGCATTTTCTGGAGTGACTGGAGCGTAGTTCATTCCCAACCCACGTCGGTAGCTTCCTGGAAGTCCAGCAGGTAAAGGCATTTCAATATCAATTTTGATATTTAGTTCATTCAACAAAGTTCGAACTTTGGATTGATGCTTTGATGTTGAGTTTGAATAACGGTAGTTATTAAATATAACCTTACCTTCGACGATACCGACAAATTTCCACCAATGATACGAAAAAGCTGAAGTTGTCTTGGGGTCGAAAGTCACATTGTAGTTTGATGCCTGATATATTTGTTTTCTTTTCATGAACTTCATTTGATAACTCCTTGGTTAATTCGACTCATGAGTGAATCGATACACTTTGAATATGCATTCGACGTGCCACGCGTAAGTTGTTGTAAAATCATCACGTGTCTCAAAGTAGCGCGTAGAACTTTCATTCATTCTGTAAACTATTTTCATTGAAACACTAGTGCTATCATAGCATTGTACTGATAGTGGTTATAATTTTGACGTGTCAAACTCCTAGTCTTTCAACGCGCCGCCGCATTTCTTACACGACCTGTTAATGCACCACGGCATCCAGGTTTCATGGCGTCCAATCTACCTTGCTGAACGCATAACAGCCGCGCTGCTGCGGGATTCGCGAATGATTTCAACTACATAGTAGTCACACTTATAGTTGAAAGTGAGAGTCTAAAATCAGGACCCCAGGGGGGTGGGGGGAGGGATTCCTGTCTAATTTTAGCCTTTTCTCCCCCCTCACCAGATTCCCGATTCTTGACAAAAAGCGCCCTGCTCCCGCCAAATAGCTCCATGGCCTCACCGAAAAGTACCCCGCATCTCGGTAAAAGTATCGAGACCCCTCCCTATGGAATTGTCCGCAGAGACAAGGCGCAAGCAAATAAGAATTTGCAAGAGCTTGTATTTTGGGACGAAGGAAACCCGAGATGCGTGGTTAATCTTCTCTCGCCGCGCTTAAAAGAACTTGCACTGAGACTTCCTCCACATTTTTTGTCGATGACATCAAAACAGCTTGAGCAATTGTTTGAGCCATCTGAAATCGACCGCTCACTGCGAATTGCATTTTGGGATGAGTATTTCGTGACTCAAGATAACGGCGAAAACCAAATGCGAATTGCTGGAATGTATGGGCGAATTTGTTCGCGCGAACTTTTTTATCAGATCGTTACATCCGACATCAGACTTGCGTGGATTCTAAAACCACCGCCTGAGTACACGTACAAAATGCGCGGGATGCTTGAAATTGGTTTAGAGAGAATGGAAGAAATTCTGAAGCTTCCTCTCTACACAGAGACAACAGATCCAAAAACAAAACGTGTGACGAAAAAAATCAACACGTCTATTGTTTCAGAAATCATAAAAGCTGTCGCAATTTTAGATAATCGCGTGAGGGGGGCCGTACCTCAGCACATCAAGATTCAAGCAGAGCAAAAAAATTTACATCTGCATGCAAACGCGAACACGCCATACGAAGAACCAAGAACCCATCAAGATATAATTAAGCAACTTGCAAGAGTGCAAAAAGAAATTGAGATGCTTAACACACCAGAAGCATCAATCATGGAGGATGAAGTTATAGATGAGTCAGATACTATCACCGTCGCAGCTACTCGAGCTGAAGACGAAGGAGCTTGAGCTTCTACGCCGTAAAAAACAGCTAGAAGCAAAGCTTCCACATCTCTATTTTCCAATGTACGCCTGGCAGCGCGAGGTGCTTGAGTCTGACAATCGTGTGAATCTTTTAACTGCGGCAAACCAAATTGGAAAATCATCTGCACTCATTCGTAGACAAATTGCAAACGCGACAGATCCCGCAAGATGGAAAAAAATCTTTGGTCTTAAAAACAGAGCGCCAACGCAGTTTTGGTACTTTTATCCAGATTCACTCACACTTGAAAAAGAGATCGACACAAAATGGGTGCCCGAGTGGCTTCCGCGCAAGGAAATGGAGTCAGATCCACAGTACGGCTGGAGGCTTAAGAAAAAGCAAGGAACATATTTTTCGTGCGAATTCCTAGCAGGTCCCATTGTGTATTTTCAGATGTACACAAAATCACTTGCATCCGTGCAAGCGGGATCCGTGTATGAAATCACAGCGGATGAAGAGCTCCCGATGGATTTTTATTCTGAGCTCATGTTTCGTTTAACTGCGACAGGTGGAATTTTCACGTCAGGCTTCACACCGACTTTGAATCAGTTGTTCTGGAAGCAGTGTATGGAGGGAAACAAAATTCTTCCATCTGCGAAAAAAATGACAATTTCGATGTACGACTGTTTGACTTATGAAGATGGAACACCTTCCACGCACATTACGATTGATAAAATCAGGCTTGCAGAAGAGCGGTGTAAAAACGATACCGAACGCCAGCGGCGTATTTATGGAAAATTTGTCACTGAAGAAGGAAGAACATACTACGCGTTTGAGTTTGAGAAAAATGTCGTCGTCCCCTATGACATTTCAGGGTGGAATATCTACGCAGCTGTGGATTATGGCTCGGGGGACGACCCCTCGATGCAGAAAAAAAAGAAAAATTCAAAAAATCACCCAGCTGCAATCACGTTTGTGGCAGTAAGACCTGATTTCAAGAAAGGTGCTGTTTTCAAATCTTGGCGCGGGGATCATGTCAAGACAACTGCGGGCGACGTTTACAACAAATATGAAGAGCTCGCCAGTCAGCTCATGGTCACACAGAAATGTTACGACCCTGGGGCCGTGGACTTTGGAACAATTGCTGAGAGAAATTCCAATTCATTCAATAAAGCGGACAAGTCCAGAGACAAGGGCGAGGATCTCCTCAACACTTTGTTCAAATATAAAATGCTCGACATATTTGACGACGATCCCGAAAGTCTTAAGCTTGCAGGCGAGCTCATGAGTCTCATGGTTTCAAACCAAACAAGTGAGAATAAATCAGGCGACGATTTATCCGATTCACTCAGATACAACGTGATGCAAATTCCTTGGGACTTAAGTGCGGTTAACGAAAAAATTAAAAATGCCAACTCAGAAGAGCCAAAAGTAGCCAGACCAATGACGGAGGCAGAGTTTCAGGCTGAGCAAATCCGACTACGGAGGGGGGACTATGATGACAGAGACAGAAAAGATCAGCCAGAAGGATGGCACGAGCTCGAAGAAGAGTTCGACTACTGGAATGAAGAATACTCCAGCTAGTTTTCACTTGAGTAGTGAGGAAATTTGCCGAATAATTGAAAAATGTGGACAGTCAAGTGTCGAGTCATTTGAACTAGACGGCTTGATTCGCATTAAGTTCCATCCTCGCCGAAATGAGGATGCCGTAACGCCCAGCAAGGCTTCGGACCACAACACAATTCCCGTGGTGTCTGAAATTTCAACCGAGGCCGAAAAAGAAGAAATGGATTTGATGGATCAAGAAGCCATCGCTGAGGCCGAAGAAGCCCAGATCCTTATCGACAATGCCTCCGAGTTTGAAAAACTTCAGATAGCTCGGCACATAGAAAAGGCAAGGATGTCGGATGAAAAAACACACAATTGAGCAGCTAAATCAGTTTTATCGCGACGATGAGACTTGCGACGACGAAATTTTTTCTGAAATGCGGAGCAACTTGCTTCTAGTTTCAGGGAATCATTATACGAAGAAAAATCAAAGTGTATTTTCAAACATCAGAAACACGTCCAAGGTTTCAGACTCTCAAAAATTGCGGCTCACAAAAAATCACATTCACAAAATCACCAGACACTACATTCAAGCAATCACAAATAAAGTTCCAGGTGTCATTCCATCGCCGCAAAATGAACTCGAGTTGCAAGATAAAAAATCAGCGGATCTCAATGCAGCCGTTTGGCAAGATGCAGTTTTTAGATACAATTTGAAAGAAAAATTTAACGAGTACATTCAAAATTTCGTTGAGCTCGGAGAAATGTGCGCGTTTATGTACTGGGATCCCAACGAAGGCGAGCACGTAGGGTACCAGCCAAAAATGTCTGATGACGGGCAAACACCCGTGCTTGATGAAATGGGTCAGCCGATGCCCGATATGGAAAATCCTGTGTTTACAGGCGGGTTTTCGTTCAAAAACATTCCAGGTTTTAATTTGCTCAGAGCTCAGCAAGCAAAATCAATGAAAACAAGTCCGCGAATGACAATCCGTGAAATGGTGGACAAAGCAGAACTGCTCGAAGCTTACGGGCAAGACGAGACAAAGAAAAAGTTTATCGGTGAGGGAGACACGGGCGAATTTATCGTGTTTGACACCAATAAAAAACAGTACCGACAAGAAGACGCGCAGATTCTTTTGAAATATCAATTTTTCAGACCCTGCAAGCAGTATCCAAACGGATATTATTACATTTCAACTGAGCGCGGGGTTCTTGAAGAAGGAGAAATTCCTTTTGGTATCTGGCCGCTTGTTTGGGAAGGTTTTGACACCTACTCAACAAACCCGCGCGGATACTCGATCATCAAAGTGGCAAGGCCTTATCAAGCAGAGATCAATCGCGCAAGTTCGCAGGCAGCGACCCACCAAATCACTGTCGGAGACGACAAGCTTATTTACCAATCTGGCGCAAAACTTGCGACAGGTGCCCTGCTACCAGGCGTTCGTGGGATTACCTACAACGGAGCAGCTCCGCAGATTCTCGCAGGGCGTGATGGGGGACAGTTTTTACCTTATATCGAATCGCAAATTTCTGAAATGTACTCAGCGTGCATGCTTGAGGAAGTAAATTCAGAAAAAGACTCAGGCCAAATCGATCCGTACACTCTTCTTTTTAGATCCGCCTCGCAAAAAGCAAAGTTTAACAGATACATCGAAAAAACTGAGAATTTCATGAAGCAGTTTTGCATGACGTATCTTGAGCTTGCAAAAAAATATCTGCCTGACGACATGGTAATTGTCGCAGTTGGAAAAGCGGAGGCAATCAATCTAGCGGAATTTCGCTCAACGCTTCCTATTTCGTATCAAATCAAAATTGAAGAGCAAAGCGCCGACATTTCTGACCGTTTGGGACAACAACTTGCTTTGAATCATTTGATTCAGTACGCGGGTCAACAGATGGACCCAAAACAACTGGCACTTCTCGCAAGAGAGATGCCTTATTTGAAAAATTCCAGCATCGTGAAGCGTTTGACAGTGGAGTATGACAACGCAGACAACGATATGCTTCAGCTTGAGCGCGGTGAGATGCCTTTTGTGTCTCCTTATGCAGACAACAAAATTTTTGTCGATGCCGTGACTCATAGAATGAAGCAAGCGGATTTTCAAATGCTGCCTCCACAAATAAAACAACTCTACGATCAGTATTTAACAATTCACGAAAACGAACTTTCCAGAAAAAATCAGGCGGATCAGGCAGCCAAAGACGGGTTTATTCCTACAGGTGGCTCGCTGATTACTGTTTCGATGCACGTTCCAGATCCAAAAACTCCGTCTGGTACAAGGCAAGTCCGCCTTCCTTACGAGTCGGTGTCTTGGTTACTCAAACGGCTCGAAGCACAAGGACTTACACTTCAAGATTTAGAAAAAATGAACGATGGGGTCGTCGCAGACATGATGAAGAGAATGGGGCCGCAAACAGCTCCTCCTCCGCAGCAATTGGGACCCCCCATGGTTCAATAACAACAAAACACCCCAGGCAAGGGGCGAAAGGAAGCACCGATGGAGACAATGAATGGAAACAGCATGGAAGGCGCGTCTTCTGGCAGCGAAAGCGGATCGCAAAGCTCGCAAACAGCGGGAGCAGGAACGCAGCAAGCGTCTGGAACAGGCGTATCGGCGGAGACGCAAGCTGGAGCAGGAAATGATGGAGGAGCATCAGCGCAAGCAGGAGGAACTGAGACGCAACAGCAAGCTGCACAGGCCTACGCCCCAAACTTTAAGTTCAAAGTAAAAGACAAAGAACTTGAGTTTGATGACTTCATTAAGCCGATCATCAAGACCAAAGACCTAGAAGCAAAGATGCGGGAGATGTACGAAAAATCCCACGGTCTGGATGAGGTAAAAACCGCACGCGACAGCTTCAAAAAACAATTTGAAGAGTGGCAAGGTAAGTACAATCAAGTTGAAACCAGCCTTAAGACTTTGGGCGATTACGTAAAAAAAGGTGACTATAAATCTTTTTTTCACGCATTAAACATTCCCAAAGACCAAATTATTCGATACGCTATTGAAGAACTCAAGTATCAGGAGTTACCCGCCGATCAGAGGGCACAGATAGATGCCCAACGCGAACAGCAACTCGCGTATGAGCAGGCGAACTCGCAGAACCAAACGCTCCAACAGCAAATGGCGCAATTGGTTCAGCAGCAGGCAACTTTTGAACTGAATCAGGAACTCGCCAAGCCTGAAGTGAGTCAGTCGATTTCTGCATACGACGCCAGAGCTGGAAAGCCTGGATCATTTCGCGCAGAAGTCATTCGGCGTGGGCAGTATTACGAGGCTGTTCACAAGATTTCTCCCCCAGCAAGTCAGCTGGTCTCAGAAGTCTTAAATCTCGTAGGGGTTCAAGCACAGCAGGCCCAGCAAGGTACGCAGGCTGCCTCTCAAGACACGTCAAGCCCGACGGGTTTACAGCAACAAAAACCAGTGATCTCAAGCTTCTCAGGCGGCGGGAAATCTCCCGTTAAAAAGATGCCTTCGAGCATCGATGACCTGCGAGCCATGAGACAAAACCTAACGACGTAACTTTTGAGGAGTTAAAACAGCATGGCAACTACTAGAACATTTCAAGATATGCTCAACGAATATCTTCCCAACAAATTGTTGAAGGAAGAAATCTTAAAACGTGATTGGCTTCTTTCCAATGTCGAAAAAGACGACAAATGGAAAGGTGGAAAGCTGCTCGTTCCATTCAAAGCTGCAGGCGCAAGCTCTGTAAAAATGGGTGGATTGACTGGTGCAACGGACATCGCAGAAGATCTGTATGTTCGTGGCTCTATCGATGACTACAAAGAGCTCTGGGGCTCGATGATCTTCAATCACCGCGACATTATGGATCACTCTGGAAAGATCGTAGAAGATTCTTTCTTGAAGATCTTGCCTGACGCCGTTGAAGACTTCATGGAATACATCAAAATGGTCGCAAGTATCCAAATGGGTACTGGTCCTCACTTTGCGAAAGTGACTGACGCGACAAACGCGGCAACTGGTCTTATGATCGTTGACCACATCGACCGATTTGTTTTGAATCAAAAGGTAACTCTTGATGACGACAACTCGGCGGCTGCAAGCTACTACGTAACTGCGGTCAATATCAACACAGACACTGTTACATTGTCTGCAACTCGCGGCGGTGCTGCGGCTGACGTTTCTGCTTACTCTGTTGCTCAGAACGCAAAGTTCTACACAGACGGCGCAGACACAACTTTCTTCACTTCTATCCGAAGTGTGTTGTTGTCAGCAGCAAACGGTGGATCTTCAACTGTTCACGGTAAGTCAAAAGTGGCGTACCCATTCTTGCAAGCTGTAAACGTTGACGGATCTTCGATCACTGCATCCAACATCTTGGATAAGTTGTTCGACGCCTACACAGAAGTTCGTAAGAAAGCAAAAGGTAAAGCAGACACTTTTGTTATGTCTTACAAGCATTTCGGTTCAGTGTTGAAACTGATCGAAAATAAGGCCAATGGCGCTGCCAACTGGCAAATCACTGTTGAAGACAAAAAAGCATCTCTCTACGGATGGGATGAAATTGTTGTCAACACTGTGAAGGGCAAATTGAAAATCGTAGGTATTCAAGAGTGGGATGACGACGTTATCGCAATGCTTGATTTGAAATCTATGGTCTTCCGATCAAACGGTTTCTTCCAAAAGCGCAAGAACCCAGAAGGACAGGAGTACTTCGAAGTTCGTAACACTTCTGGATACCAATACATCCTTGATATTTCGTTGTTCGGCGAGCTTGAAATCAACAAGCCTGGGCACAACGGTATCATCTACGGAATCAGCTACTAAGATAGCAAGCTGGGGGGCGAAAGCCCCTCAGTTGTTTGAAAAATACCCGTGTAGGGTACTTTTGCGCCGTAGGAGGTATTATGGCAGGGATTCTACCCCAAGATTTCGAGGCGAAAGGGCGGGATTTACTAAAATCACACGCAAATGAGCCAGTAAAACAGCATATCGTACTCGACGGCCAAGGTCGTCCAAAATTTGTTTTTACCACGTACATTGGCGCGCAAGAAGGCGATCCTTGTATGGTGGACGAGTACGTTTACGCAAGCCCGACAAGCACACAAATTATTTCGAGACAAGAACGAGTCTACCTTTGGAAAGCAGCATGGGATAGCGGGTTCACGTATGACCCAACAGCGAGCTATGATCCAGACGGAGACGGTAATTTATGATTTTCACAAAGCACAGATTTGAAATCTGGAATCAAACTCAGCATCCGTACAAACATACGCTTGGCGATTTTTCCTATACGAACCCAGCAACTCCTGGTGTGACAAACGTTGAAAGTGCGTTTAACTGGATTTTTGCTGTGCTTTATCCAAATGCAAAATCAAGTGTCGCAAATCCTGCGGCCCTTCCTTTAGTTGGCAACACGCTCAACGATTATCGAGTCGTGCTCGATGACGGAGATGGAAAAGCTGCAAGCTATCGATGGGAGCAAAGGGAAGGGGAGCTTTCTCCGAGTTGGCACAAAGTTTATGATATGGATTGGGGCCAAGATTCAATTTTGGCGGCCTTTCAAAACAACACGCAAGATCTGTATGTATGGCGCGGTGGACGAACAGAGCTCGACGGCTCTGGCAATCCGATCACTGGCTTATACGCGGGTCAGACAATTTTTGGTGGAGATTCCGCCAATCAAAATTTAACATTACGGGCGAACTCAGGTGACGGTACAGGGCCACGAACAGGTTTTGTTCAAGTCGATGACATGTTCCGACCTGCGGTTCACAATACTTTTGATCTTGGAACATCAACTTTTAGATGGAAAGATATATATGCTCAAAGCTCAGCTGTGATTGGTACCCTGAGCATATCAAGTGGGTTAATCACAGATTCAAGCGGAGCTATTTCTTTCGACAATGAGAATCTTACAACAACTGGAAATATCACAGGCGCTGTTGTAACAGGAACTTCTCTTGTCGCTGACAATGGACCTGACTCGGCGACTCTGGTTCCTGGTAGTTATACTGACACAACTGGAGCGGTTTCTTTCGGTGCGGCCAATCTTAGTACGACAGGAACTCTAGGGGCTGGAGTCGCCACTTTTACAGACAACGCTCAAACAATAATCATCGATCCAGATGTTGCTGGGGTGGGACAAATCACTTCGAGCACGGGGACGATTTCTTTTGATAACGAAAATCTTTCCACAACTGGAAATTTACAGGCCGGTCAAATCACGGGCACAAGACTTGATATTGATTCAATCAGGCTGGACTCAAACACAATTTCAATTACTCTTGCAAACTCAAATTTAGTTTTACAAGCAAACGGCTCTGGTGTTGTTGACGTTCAAAGCGCCATGACTACTCTTGGGCAAACTGTCACTGGAGTAATGGCAATCACGGGCCAGTTAAACATCGACAATTTAAGACTCGATGGAAATGTCATCAGCTCGCAAAATCTAAACGGGGATATTCAATTTACCCCAAATGGAACAGGCAAAATTATAGTAGATTCCACTATAATTCCAGGCGCAGACAACACGCTTGATCTTGCTAGCTCCACGAATAGATTCAACGATTTGTTTCTTGGTGGGGTGATTTCAAATGGAACTAACAACATTGCTGTCTCTACTCTTCTTGCCTTTAGGTCTGGCGTTTGGCGTGATCTTGCTCAGACAGTACCCGCGCAAACTGGTGATAGTTTGTTTTATGATTCTGGCTCTGGCGTTTGGCTTGCTTCTGTCCCTGATTCAGAAATTACACACAATACGCTCACAGGCCTTACAACAGGAGATGCGGGACATACTCAGTTTGCGATGCTTGCAGGTCGAGCAGGTGGACAAACACTTCAAGGTGGAACAGCCGCCAGTGAAAACCTCACCTTAGAAAGTACCGCGCATGCAACAAAAGGTTCAGTATTTACAAAAGATAATTTTTTACCTTTCACGAACGCTAGCTATTCTGGTTCTTGGAGTGGCCTTGATCTTGGTGATTCTACTCATTACTTTCGGGATTTATACACCAAAGGTGAGTTAAAAGGCGCAAGACTTGAAAATTACACGTTTGCAACTTTACCAGCAGCAAGTGCTCAAAACATTGGCCGCGTGGTGTTCGCAACAGATGTCAACAAAGCGTATGTAGACGTAGGAACAAGCTTTAAGGTTCTTGGTGTTTCAAAATTTGTAGCAGATCAAACGTTTGACGGAGTAATCACGCTTCTTAACGTAAACGTGAGCGCCGAAATTACCGACGCGCGAAACGCTATGTGGCAATTGCGTGACAACGCAAATAATTTTGAGATCATGGGAGTTACTATCCTCGCAACGAGTGCTAGTAACGTCAGAATAACAACTAACGTACCCTTGCCAGCGGGATCGTACCGACTGATTGGAGTTGAATAATGAAAGTTTTTTCGCAACTTGAAAAAGCCCAACTAGAAAGCACAACATCTGACACAGGTTCTCTTCCGAAGGGGATGATTACCTACAGAACAGATTTGAACATTCCGAAAGTTTCTAACGGCACCAGCATGCTCGCGCTCATCGACGAGAGTAGCACGCAAACTCTTTCGAACAAAACTTACGCAAGCCCAATCACAACTGGCGCTTTCACAATGGCGCAAACAACTACTCCAGCAAATCCAACAAGCGGAAATAACAAAGTTTATTTCAAAGCAGATGGAAAGCTGTACACGCTCGATTCGGCGGGTAACGAGGCCGCTGTTGGTTCTGGATCTGGCGGAGTAAAAAATTTAATTACAAACGGCAACGCGGACGACACGGCTTCCAGTATATTCATTCCCTATGCTGATGCTGCGGGTACGCGACCTGTAGACGGTACTGGAGGTTCTCCTACAGTCACAACTTCCATCTCATCGTCAACACCGCTTGATGGGGTCAAGTCGTTCCTCCTGACAAAACCCGCTTCAAACGTACAGGGCCAAGGATGGGCCGTTCCTTTTACAGTTGATCCTGCATACAGAGGGAAATCTCTGAAAATTTCTCTCGACTACATTTTGAATTCTGGAACATTTGTTCCTGGTGGGTTCGGTGTAGAGTCGGATGTGATTTGGTACATCTACGATGTGACAAATTCGCAGTTGATCGAGCCGTCAAATATCAAAATGTTTTCTGGAAATACATCAATCGCCGATAAATTTGAGGCTACTTTTCAATCGTCGATTACTGGAAGTTCTTATCGTTTAATTGGACACGTTCAATCAACAAGTGCCTCAGCGTTTGAATTGAAAGTGGACAATGTGACAGTTGGACCACAAAACTATGTGTTTGGAACCCCTGTCACAGATTGGCAAAGTTACACTCCGACCGTATCAGGATTAGGTGCTGGATCTGGAACAGTGTCTGGAAGATTCCGACGCTCTGGTGATTCTCTCGAAGTGACAATTGATTTTACCAAGGATGCAACTCCTGGATCTGGTACTACCACAGTCACATTTTCACTTCCTTCTGGATACACAATCGATACAACAAAAATTGGAACAACAGGAAGTCCACCAGTAGGTTTTGCAAGCACATTTAATTTGGAAACTTCATACAACTTGTCTGCGGTACTTCCATTTTCAAACAACACAGCCGTACAGCTTACGAATATCGCAGCGGGAGCAGCTTACCAAGGGGCGCAGTTTGGTGCTGCGGCACAAGCAAACTTAAATTTCCGAGTTCCAATTGTAGGCTTGTCGTCCAGCGTTCAAACTTCTGATAATGCGGATACGCGAGTTGTTGCGTTTTCTACAAATCAAGCAATTGCGTCCACTCTAACCGCCTCTGCGTTTACAAAGGTAACATTTGGCACACCAAGTATTGATACACATGGGGCATGGGATTCCGTAAACAACCGCTACATTTGTAAAGTGCCAGGATTTTATAGAGTACGCGGCTTAATTTTGACCGCAGCTTCTCAGGCGTTTGGTACAAATTCTATTTTAAGCGTGAACGCGTATAAAAACGGTTCTTTGTCTAATTTGCTTGGGTGGACAATTGGAAATGGAACTTACCAATTTGGTGCTGAAGGTTCTGCCATTATCAAATTAAACGCAGGCGATTACATAGAAATTTTTGGATTTCAAAACTCTGCCGGAACAGTTACTTTAGACGGGGGATCTTCAAATTTATCAATCGAACGGATCTCAGGTCCTTCTGCAATTGCAGCAACAGAGGCTATTTCTGCAACTTATGGTAATACAGCCGGAACGGTAATAACTGGGTCTATAACAACGTTGATATACCCAACAAAATTCCATGATTCACACGGTGCGTATAATACATCCACGGGTGTATTTACTTGCCCAGCGAAGGGTAAATACGCAGTAACCGCTAACATCTACACGGCGGTAGCCTCTGCGGTGAACGCGGCGAGGATTAGAGTTTACAAAAATGGTGTAATGCAAACAGCCGGATACGGATTACGTGCAGCCGCAGTATCGTCTGCGATTTCTGCGATGGCCAGCGTGGTGCTGGATTGCAATTACGGCGATACACTCGAAATTCGCGTAGATCGTGATGGAGCGTCAGAAACACTGGAAACATCGTCAACAGTCAACACGTTGTCAATTAACAGAGTAGGTTTGTAATGAAGCAAATAATCATTCGAAAACAAAATCAGATAGTCGCTAATCCAAAATTTTCTACGCAAGAACTTGCCAACGCGTGGCTTCAGAGAGAAATCGCGAATAAGTCTTTTGGTAAATCGGAACGAATTGTGGCTGAGAGCCAGATTCAAGTTGAGGGCGAGAACATTGAAAACGCGATTGAAATGACAATAGAGCAAACGCAGTTCGGAGAAATAAAATTTTATAAATTTGCGGCGCAATACACAGTAGAAACTGTGGATGTAACCGCGCAAGTGCAACAGGAAAAGAGATTGGCTATTAGACAGAAGCACAGAGCCTTTGGAGAAAAGGTTGTTGATAAGATTTCCACGATCAATGAATCAAAAAACTTGTCTGTTGAGCAAGTGGATGCATTCATGTCGAACACGCTTCTTGCGGGCCTTCGTGAACATCTGTGGGCCGGAAACATTACGACATTTATTGCAAAGCTACAGGCCTCTGATGTTTCCTCTTTTTTCACTAACGATGAAAAGGCTGCGGTAATTTTAGAGTGTCAAACATTTTTAACTTCAGTAGAGGAGTAAACTATGCAAGAGCTTTTAGTAAAAATCCCAGACATTATTCAAGTCATCGCCCTTATCGGCATGGCTGTTTCCATTCTCGCAACGATCATTGTGCGCTTAACCCCTTCCACAGCAGATGACGAAAAAGTCAGCGCGGTTGTGGCGAAATTCATGAAACTTCTCATGTGGCTTCCAACTATCGGTGTAAATCCGCAAACTAAAAAACTGCAAGAAGCCTATGAAGAGCTGAAAGCAAAACAAGATGCCAATAAACCAAATTCTTGAGCTCATCAATAAGATCATTGATGCGGTCAAGGAGGCAATACGCCTTAAAAGAGTGAAGGAGCTCAAGGATGCAAAGAACGAGGCACTGGAACAAGGAGATCAAAGAAAGCTTGAAGAAGCTCTCGGCGGTTCTAGTGGCCCTTCTGCTCCTGACAAATACTCTGGCATGTACGAGCGTGCCCGCAAAAAGAAAGATTGAAATTTGGCTCGTCGATGAAAAAGACATGGTTTTGTACCGAGTAATTTCTGAGACCAAGGAGCAAGTTCTTACGATAAAAGATAATCCGTCGATGAAAAATTTCATGTGCATCGATAAAGATGAGGCGGATCACTGGATAGAGGAGGCAGATCGTGAATAGTTTTTCTGGAAAATCTCAAGAAAGACTGTCTACGTGTCATCCCGATCTTCAAAAGCTTTTTAATGAAGTCATCAAACATTACGATTGCACCGTAGTTTGTGGACATCGTGGTAAGGACAAGCAGGACGAGGCCGTAAGAACGGGGCAATCAAAGCTCGCATGGCCGCATTCAAAGCACAATTCGCTTCCATCAAAGGCTGTTGATGTTGTTCCATTCCCAGTGGATTGGTCTGACATGAGCAGATTTTATCATTTTGGTGGATTTGTTTTGGCAGTTGCAAAACATCTGGGAATAAAAATCAGATGGGGCGGCGATTGGAATGGAAATTTACAATTTAGAGACGAGAAGTTCAAAGACCTCCCGCACTTTGAGCTTGTGGAGGAAAAATGATTATTCTTTCAAAGGGATATAAAAAGCCCCAAACAGGTGACTTTGGCGATGTTTGGTTTGACGCACTCGAAGACAACATCGACCTTTCAAATAGTCATAATCATGACGGCGTGAATGGGGAGAAAATTTCTGCGCTCAGTGTAGTTAAGTCTACTGCCACTGTACTTGCAGCCAGTTTTGCAGACCAAGGTGACGGATATTTCAGAGCTTCTGTGACAGTACCAGGCGGCGGGCTTGTAGACGATTATGTAATTGCTGTCAAAGATCCTGTCACGAAGGACCCTGTGGGGCTAAAGATAGAAAAAATAAACTCCACTCAGTTTTATTTGTATACAAACTTTGTGCAAAACTTTGAGGTCTATTTCGGAATATGAGTGCATTAGAAACACGCCCACTTGAAGTACAGGATTTTTCTTTCGGTATCACCGATTACTTTATTGACGGCGATGTCAGGCACGCAAAGACTCTGGAAAATTTTTTTCTCACTCCAAACAAAAAGCCCCGCACACGCTGGGGAAGCATTGTCATCAACGATCAGCTTCCTTTGGGGAATTTCAGAATCAACAAGCTGTCGCAGGTTAAAGGAAACATCTTAGCGTTTCAAGACAAGCGTGCGTATCGCGACAATGCGGGAGTTTGGACAGAAATCGCAGGTCCCAGCGGCGGGCCTTTTATGCCTGCGGGTGACAGCAGCTCAGTCATTGTTGATTCAGAATGGCAGGATCATGTATTTTTCACTTCTGACTCATTTTGCTCGCCTCAAAAAACATATATTGATGGCGGCGGAGTTTACCGTGTTCGCAACGCTGGACTTCCTGATCTCCCCGCTGGTTTTTCAGTTACAAATCCTAGCGGATCAGGCAGTTCATATCTTTATGCAGCTGTCATCTCGTATGAGTACCAAGTTGGAACTGTTACTTATCTTGATCGCGGTCCTGTATTTTTCTATTCCAGTGCTGTTACAGGCGGAGCTATTACAGGCGGTAACACTGCGACCGTAACGCTTCCAACAACTTTTTCTCCAGCAGAAAACTGGGATACGACAAACTGGAAAATTGAGATCTACAGAACTCTGTCAGCCGGTGACGCTTACTTTTTTGTTGGACAGGTGTCTTTTGGAACAGCAAGCTTCGTGGATAATCAGCCTGACTCCACAATTGCGTCAAACGAAACTCTTTATAGTACGGCGGCAAGTTCAAATGAAACTCCACCAAAAGCAAAATACGTTCACATCGTAAATGACTTTGGTTATTGGGCGCATATCAAAGAAGGTTCAGAAATTTTCTCAACAGAGGTTCGGCAAAGTAAATCAGGAGATCCTGACAGTGTACCTGCGACGTTTTCTGCTTTTGCGGATTATGAGATCACTGGGCTTTCAAGTATTTTTGATAGGCCCGTAGTTCTAACGACAAAATACATTTACCGAATTGATAATTTTTATGGAGACGACGGAACTGGTGGGATGCTTCTTCGTCGAATTGACGACAAGGCTGGCTGTGTTTCCCAGCATTCAATTGTGCAGACGCATCTGGGAATGTTTTGGGCAGGAAACCAGGGTTTTTATTGGACCGATGGATTCCGTGTTGCAAACATTTCCGATCATTTGAACGAAACCTACAAATCAATTGTAGCTTCGGCTACTCGAAAAAAACGAATTTGTGGAACTTTCGATCCTGGGAATCAACGAGTTTTTTGGACGGTTTCAATTGACGACGGAACTGGCGAGCCGGACAAAGTTTTCATTTTAGATTTGCGCTATCCTTTCATGCCCACTGTGGAAAAACGCGGCGGCACATTTACAACAATGCTTGGTGGGGAGTCGTTTAGACCTACGCAAGTTTTGCAAATCGGGGATTATCTCTACAGATCAGACACTCGAGGATATTTATTTAAGCATGGTATTGAGTATTTCACTGACCCTAAAGTAACTTTAGGAACCGCCGCGAATCTCTGGGACACACAAGTCATTGAGCATGTGTACGACTCCTGCTTCATGGATTTCGGATCAAAATTTTACAGAAAATGGGTTCCAAGAATTCTCATTTCTGCAGACAACACGACGAACTTATCGCTGGCGGTGAGCTCTTCAAACGACAACAATCGTGTAAAAGGCGAGCTCAGACCCATTCGCTACAAAAATAACATCAACTGGGGAGACTCTCTTCCGTTGTGGGGCGATCCAGAAGCCAGATGGAATGCGCAAGGTCTTATCGAAGAATGGCGACGCTTTCCCGCTGGGGGGCTGCGCTGCAATTACAAGCAAGTAAGCTTCACAAATGCTTCCATCAACATTGTAAATTCAGACCTTTTAGGCCTTGCTACAGTGAACCCAGGGGCAAATACCGCAACACTCGGCGGAAGCTTCAATTGGCTTCCGAACATCTCAGATTATTTTATCAGCTTCGAGCATGATAATTACACGCGTGAGTTCAAAATTTTGGCAAGAACGCCCACAACAATCACGTACGAGGACACATCAAATACGGACCCCGCTGTGGCAGGAAATTACAAGTGGGTCATTCGTGGAAAACCAAAAGGGGAAGTACTTCTTTTGAACGGGTACGTTATTCATTGGGCGTTTATCTCAAAATCTCATACTCCATTTTCATCTGGATCATTAGGGGGTAATCCTACGTGAGCAAAACGATCAAGCGTTTAGATTTGCTCATCAGGGAAGTGGAAGACCCCCACGCGCAGGAAAATTTTTATCGGCTAAAAAATTTCTTAGACAATTTTTCTGGTAACGGCGGAACAGGTCCGCAGGGGCCACAAGGTCCAGCGGGGCCAGCAGGCCCAAGTGGAACTCCTGGAACAAATCTTGTTGTCACGAAGACGGCTGGAGAAACAATTTCTGCAGGAAAAGCTGTTTATTTAGACACCGCGACTGTGGTTAAACTTTCAGATCATTCAATCTCGGCCAGACAAAAGTGCATTGGAATTGCAAAAACAGCCGCAACTTTGGGTAATCCAATTGAAGTCATTGTGGACGGAGCGTTTGAAGACGCAATTTTCTCTGGATTTGCGATAAACGAACCAGTTTGGGTGGGGCTCAGCGGCGTGCTAACACAGACTCCACCCACTAGCGGGGTTTTGCTTGAAGCAGGGTATTATTTAGGTGAGAATAAAATCGAAGTCGAAATTAAAAGACCAATAGTTTTAGCTTAAAAGGAGTTAAGTTGTGGCACAAAAACCAATTCAATTAGTGAACGGTAAATTAACAGAAGTGGAAGCAACAGTTGTTTCCACAGGTGCAGGGGACGCAGGAGAAATTCCAGCTCTGGACTCAAACGGGAAACTCGATGTTTCTGTTCTCCCTGTCGGTGTAGGACCAAACGTAAAAGTAATTTTGGCGTCTGAAAACATTGGCGCTGGAAAATATGTAAACGTTTATGACAACGCAGGAACGCCGAATGTACGTTTGGCTGATAACTCCAACTCGCGTGAAGCACATGGGTTTGTAAAAGATGCCGTGACTTCTGGAAACAACGCCACTGTGTATTTTGAAGGAACAAACGACGATCTGTCTGGGCTTACCCCAGGGTCTCGACAATTCTTGGGCACTGCTGGAGGCGTGACAGCAACTCCCCCGACATCTGGCGGAGGCGCGCAAATCTCTCAACTTGTTGGAACCGCAATTTCTGCAACTGAAATTGACACTGACATTGATGATATTGTGGTCCTTGCTTAATGATACATCTTCCACTTGTTCTCAATGATGGAAAAATCTCTCAGCTCCCCGCAGGTGACAACATCTCGGGGGCGCTGCTTCCAGATTTTGGGGACAAGTTTGCCTATCAAATGGCAGCATTGGCTTCTTATGATCGCATCGCAGGAATTTCTTATAGCGACTCGGGTCTTCGTACCCAAAGGGTAAACCAGATTACGTACTCAAGTTCCGCGTTTCCAGACTCAGATATTGTTAAAACAGTTTTTTGGCTGGACGTGGGAAAAATGAATCAGAGAATAGACAAAATTGAATATGTGGGATCTATTTTTTCTCCACAATCTTTAAGAAAAAATTTTGTATACGCCCCAAATGGAATTCGATTTGATTTAACACAATTTAATTTTGAGCTGTTCTAAAAGGAGTTTTTAAGTGAAATACGCAAAAGCAGATTTACTAGGTAACGTGGTCACGTCGTACGACCAAACAAAAACAACTCTTCAAGGGCGGTGCTTCTCAAAACTGGTAGATGGGAAGACAGCGCTTGGTCCACCGCTGAATAAGTTTGTAGATATTCAAACGGACACGGGCATTACGATGGCCGCAAACAATAGCGTTCTGACTGAAAATAACAGAATGTTCGTGCTTTCTTCAGAGGCCGGAACAACAGCCATCATCCTTTACAGCTTTAACTTTGCAACTGGTGCTTATGCATACATTGGTCGTGTAAACATTCAAATGCCAGATGTGGCAGCGACTACAACCGTATATCGATCTCTAAAAGTAATCGATACGGGCACAACAGGCTGGAAGATTTTTCTTGTCACAACTGGATCGGTACTCATCAACGGTGGACCGCTTCTCATCAATAACTTGGCGCTTGCGGATTTCGTGCAAGTTGGATTTCCGACAATTCCTTTTGCGACAGGAAACGACCAAAAGGCAGTCTATTTCATGCAAGACCCTGCGGCCACTGGTGCGGGGCACTTAAATACAGCGTCTGCGGGCGCTGTATTGGATAAAACCGCAAATAGACTTTACGTTCATAACGGGGTGTCTGCAACTCATCAGTATTTTGTTTTCAACACTGCCACGGCCCCAACATACACCACAGCTTCAATCACAGGTACTGAATCAACGAATCTTATAAATCATTCTGGGCACACATTTGTAAACGGCGACCCCATTACATTTACGGCGTTAACGGGCGGTGCGGGTCTTACTGTAGGCACAACATACTTTGTTGTAAACGCTGTCGCAGGTGTGTCTTATCAAGTATCTGCAACGAGCGGTGGGGCAGCGATCAACTTCACAACTGACATTTCTTCTGGAACTGTTGGAAGGGCATTTGGAACTTCTCACGCAAACTTTTTGCATAAAACAGGTAACTTGCCAGCACTGACTGGTACCTTGCTTCTTACTGACTCTGAAGATTTTGCGACACCAGGGCACACAGCACTTTCAGGGCAAAATTGCGCATTTTTCGCAACAAGCACGAACTTATACATGGGTCTTTTGTCTGAGCTTACAAGCGGAGCGACCACATGGCCTTCGTTAACCACAGCCAACATTCTGGGCACAACAAACCAAATTGTGAACCCCACACCCACATACGCGGCATGGTCGAATATTCTTGATCGCGCTGTTTATTCTGCGGGTAGCGTGTTTGTCATGAAGCAAATGGTGAACAACAGTATCGACAGAATTTTTGGTGGAACCTCAAACAAATACCTAGAGGGATTCAATTACGAAGCAGTCGAGCTTCAAAGTAACTCGGCCATTCAAAGTATGGATCTTGAGCAGGGTTGGCTTGCAATCGGTACGGGCGCATCAACTGGTCAACGCGGTATCGTGCTCGCTGATTTGAGATCAGATGACTTGTTTGGGTATTCGTTTATTGTCACAAAAGTGATGGAAATCACACCGGCCACGCTTGAGTTTATCACAACTGTAGACTCGCTGTTTGACTACACGGGAAGTCTAAAAGTTTCGTACAGAACATCAGGGTTTGGTTCAATTTCTGGTGGATGGACAGATATTCCGTTTGCAGAAAATCTAAATAGCTTTGCCACAGGCACTCAAATTCAATTCAAAATTGAATTCGCAACTTTGGGCCTTGATACCTCAATCCCAGCGCAGTTGTGTGAATTTTATTTAGGCTACAACAGCCTGCAAAACAATTCAGAAAACTGGGAGCTTTCAGTTGATGACTCCGACAACGGAAACCCATCAAGGACGGCCTTCCGTTTGAAAAAAACATACGCTTCAAGTGTACCGACACTTTACTATCGAGCGTATGATCTTTCTGACGTTCTTCTAGTAAACCACGACACAAACACAAGTTCCGCAAGGTTTGAATACTCCACAAACGGAGGTACAAGTTGGAGCCCGCTTGGTACAATTCCAAACACAGTTGGTACTTTAGTGCGCTACACGTTTGCAAGCCCTCCTGGTGTCGATATTCGACCAAGCATTAGGGAGTCGTAATGCCAGACATTCTAACATCCTCGTCTGCTTACCAAGGAACCTACGTACTGCAACAACTCGTTGCGGATCCAAATTTCCAGCTGTGCGCGGTTGCCAATATAAACGCAAGCAATCAGCTAGAAATTACTTTCTGGCTTAACCGAAGTGGCGAGCGTGTTGATTCAAATCTTGGGCAAGCCACTTACAGCGTTCGTGATAAAGCAGGGAATCTTGTCTCAGGACTGTCTCAGTCAAACATTTCTCCCGATAGTAACGGCTACTATCACACGACCCCTGTAAGCGCTGAATTGATTTTTGATCTGAATCACTACGTTCTCGAGCTTGATATTCCATACGATGGCGTTGGCAAGCAGGGAAGTATTGGCCTTGTGGCGGGAGACTGATTGAGAAAGATTAGACACCTTTCAAACTGCGAGTTTGTAATTCCTGTGAACAGGGCTTCTCCTGGTTTGGTCGCGTTGTCTAATCAGTTCAACTGCTATTTGGAAAGGCCGTGGTACCAAGGCGCAGACAGACCTATTTGTACTGAATTGCACGCACGATTCAACTCATCAACAATGAACGGAATCGAAATTTTAGCGCGCTTACATAAAAACGATAAAACAGTAAGCTCAGTGATCTCTTCGGCAAAGCTTTATGTTTTGTCAGACTCAGGATTTGTAAAAACTTTTGTGAGCAATGTGACCTTAACCGCGTCGGGAAATAATTTTTACGGGACCGTATCTCAGGCAACGCTTGCTCTTAACGAGCTATCTGGGCGAGAAACATATCAAATCGAAGTTCAATTTTCGCGCGTCCGTAAAAAGTACAAAGCCTCAAAGTATTTTAATCATCTCGGATGTTTTGATTCTTTGAACCGACTAAGACAGGCCACTGAGCTTCTTCAGATTGCGAAGGTGGATGAATGATATTCGCCTTCATCAACGACAACATGGTCAAAGAGATTCAAGAAACAACACTTGAAGAAGCTCAGATGCGTGCGCAATACTTCCAGCAAATCGTGGATATTTCTTTGCTGTCTCCGCAGCCAAAAGTCGGATGGCTCTGGGATGGAGTAAAAATTTACAGAGACATTCCCTCGGTAACACCACGACAAATTAGACAGGCGTTGATCTTATCTGGAATCAGCATTGCGCAAATTGAATCTGCCCTAGACTCTCTTCCAGAGCCTATTAAAAGTCTTGCAAAAACAGAGTGGGAATACTCCAACGCGTTTGAAAGAAATCGACCGCTTGTAGAGCAAATGGGGGCGATGCTTGGGTGGAGTTCTGAGCAGTTAGATAATTTGTGGTTATTTGCTGGGGGCTTAAAATGAAGTCAGTAGTTTTAGGGGCGTCTAAGCCTAAAAAATGGAAACCGCTCGCAGCTGCGATTATGTGGTGGGAAGAAACTCCCGCCTCGCATGTTTATTTTTACATCAAACGCCCCTCTGGTGTGCACCTTCTCTACCAGGCGGTGGGAAGCGGAACAGAGTTCATGGGGTACGAAGAATTCTGCCAAATAAACACACCCGTGTACGAAAAAGAAGTCGGTATATCAGACGAAGCATTTCACGCGTTGCTTGACTACTTAATTCCAAAACTAAAGCAGAGATACTCTGTAAAACACTTGTTTGGTTTGTTCATCAAACGTGTTGTTTGGTACTATTTTAAGAAGAACATCCCAAATTACTTTTCGGACAAAGACGTAAGCTCTGTCTGTGTTGAGGCGCTCTTTACTATGGTCGAGGCACAGAAAATATGTAAACTTTCCGAAAACCCAGAAGACATGGGAATGTACGAGGCTCTTGCGACCCTACGCGGGATCCCTGGTAAGGAGTTATTATGAAATTTTGGACATGGGCAGAAATTAGAGAAAAAATTGAGGCTGAGTGCGATATTCAAGACGAAGATTTTATTCGCCCCACAGAGCTTCTTGCCCTTGCAAATGAAGCTATTGACGAGGCTGAAGCTGAAATTCACTCTCTTTACGAAGACTATTTTATCAAACCTGTTTCTATTCCCGTGGCCGCTGGGAATGAGTACTTATCTATTCCAACGTATATGCCAGACATTTACGCGGACAAAATTAGAAACATTCTTTTTACTGGAGTGGGAAACACAGTTTACGAAGTAAAAAGAATCAAGGAGACTTTGAAATTTGCAAAAAAAGCAGTTGCGGACACCCAAACTACAACTGACCTTTACGAGTATTTTCCTGTAAACCGCACGCCTGGAAATCCAGAAATGCTTTTTGTTCCAAAATTTAGAGAGGCTGGAACACTCACTGTGTGGTATTTGCGAAATGCGAACAGACTTGCTGCTGACACAGACGTTTGCGACATTCCAGAATTTATAAATTTTATTTTTGCACACATGAAAGTAAAAATTTACGCAAAAGAAGGCCATCCAGGGTATCAGGAAGCCTTTCAACGTTTAGAAATGGAACGTGAGAGAATGAACGCCGTACTCTCAAACCGAGTTCCAGACGGCGACAACTTGTTAGAGAGTGACACTTCAGCCTACGATGAAATGAACTAAGGAGTATCAATGAGCGCACAATACACACCCATGTCTACAGATTTCACAAGTCCGTTTAGATCTCGATGGTCCACGCAGCCAGTTCCGCTGGATTCTGCAGGAAGGCCGCTCGCACCTGAGTTCAACTCAGTAGGAGATACGAGTACAGGGCTCTTGCAATCTCCTTATAACCTGACAAACCAGCTCAACACTCAAGGGCTTGAAGCTATGCGCGCAGAGGCTCTCAGAGATCCTGCGCAAATGTCCCGCTGGGGGCAAATGGCGCTTTCACAGGCGCAGAGCCAAAATGCTGCGCAAAACGCAGGGGCTCAGACCCAGGCACGAAACCAGCTTGCAATGCAGGGCGGACTTCGCGGCGGGGCCAGAGAAAGATTGGCTGCTCAAGGGGCGCAGAATCAACTAAAAGCAAATCAAAATGCTCTTGGTGGAATTCAAATGCAAGACGAGCTTAATCGACAAAAATGGCTCGGTATGCTCCCAGGCCAAGAGTTGCAAGCTGCCCAGTACCAAACAGGTCTTCAAGATCGAAATGTGGGTCGCGCTCTTCAAGAGATCAACGTCGGTCGCGGTATGCAACAGCAGCAGTACAACGAAGCAATGCGCGCGTGGGGGGCAGACAGAACTGCTTCCGCCGCCGCATCTTCAGGAGGAAGCTCCAACGGACTGTTTAACGATGACATCCCACTTCTTGGCGGCTGCTTCCTTACAACTGCATGCGTGGATGCAATGGGCATGGCGGATGACTGCTGGGTTCTTGAAACAGCAAGAAAATTCCGTGATTCATTTATGGCTGAAACTCCAGAAAAGGCCGCCGAAATTCTTGATTACTACAAAACTGCACCAGTAATTGTTGAAAAAGTAAATAAGCTGACTGGGGCGCAGAGAGTTTGGAAACGTCTTTTCTGGGGCTACATCATTCCTTTTGTCGAGCAAGTTAAAGCTGGTAACAACGAAGTGGCGCACGAAAAATATAAACAACTGATCTCTAGGGCAAAAGAACTTGCTGGGAGTGTTGCATAGTGGAAGTTGTCGCAAGCGAGCACATTGAAAAGTCTGCGGCTCTCGTGGAGAAAACGTTCCACGAAGTTGCGGGCCTTTCAAAGCAAGAAATCAGAGACATCATTCGAGAAGTTCAAGCTGAGATCGAAAAGCATGAACAAATTGAAGTTCCTATCCAGCACTACTTCTCGAAAGATGTTTACGCTCGCGAAATGACTCTTGCGCAGGGCTCGTTTATTGTTGGTAAAATTCACAAGTTTGAAAACTTAAACATTCTGTCAAAGGGAGAAGTTTCAGTACTTTCAATTGACGGAGTAAAAAGATTAAAAGCCCCTGCAACTTTCGTAGGTAGTGTCGGGGCAAAACGCGTGATTTACGCTCATTCTGATGTTGTGTGGACAACAATCCATGGGACCTCAGAAACAGATGTTGAAAAAATCGAAGAGCAGTTTATCGCAAAAACTTACGATGAAGTAGAAGACCAAAATCTAATTGATATTAAACAGGAGGATACAAAATGTCTTGGGTAATTGCTGGAATGGCAGGACTTGGTGTGCTTCAAGGAGCAGCTAACCAAAAGAAAATGGAACGTCATAATAAATATCGCGCAGAAGCGATTAAGTATTCGCCTTGGACTGGCATGGGCGATCCTGGCGAAATGAACTTACCAGACGCCATGCAAATGGGTCTGCAAGGAGCGGCTACTGGTGCAGCACTTGGCAACATCGGTGGAGGCGGCGGAAGTCCTGGTGCCATGGGCGCAACTACAACTTCAATGAACACGGCAACGCCTGAACTCTACAATCCGTACATGATGATGCAGGCATAAGGGGGCACAAGTGGAGTACGATCTAATCAATCAACTTTTACAAGTTGGGCAGCCACAGCCTGCGGGCTACGGGGGTCTTGCTCCACAGGCTGCTCCTAAAATTGAAATTCAAAGAAAAACAAAGCAGCCAATGCAACCACAGCTTGCCGAGCCAATTGTCGCTGCGTTTTCCCCAAGACCAAAATTCCCAACAAGTGCTGAAGAGTTTAACGCTCTTATTCAGCGTCAGACAGAGGGGCTTGCAGGTCAGCGCGAGGGGCTTAAACAACTTGAGTCTCAAATTTCAGAGCTAAGTAAGCCACAACAGGCCAGTATGTTGCCTGGTATTTTAATGGCCGCCAGCGATTTAATGGCTGGTACTCAGTTTATGAAAGGCTACCAAACTCCTGAGCAAAAAGCGCAGATGCAAAAAGAAAAAGCGCTTGCCCTTCAAATGCAGATGCAAAAAGCAAAGGGCGATCTCACTGATAAAGAAATCGATCTTTTCAAAGCTCAGTATCAAGACGCACTTGGAAGAGAGCGATTGGCGCAAGAAGAGAACATGCTAAAAATGAAACTTGGTGCTGACGCTGCAAAAGAGGCAGGGAAAACTCCTGATCTTAAGGACTGGCAAGTACAAAGCGCTACATATGGAAAACGTTTGAGCCAGGCTGAAAACGTGTTTAATGATCTTGAAAACCAAGGCTACGACCGAGGAACTTTTGGTGAGGGCGCTAAGGATCTCTTAAGTGGAGTTCCTGGTGTCGGGCATTTAACGTCTGAAAACTTAAAACGCCAGCAGCAAGCTGAAAGAAACTTTGTTACAGCAACTCTTCGAAAAGAATCAGGCGCTGCAATTTCTAAGTCTGAATTTGCAAACGCGGAACAACAGTATTTTCCTCGCGCGGGCGATACTCCTGAAGTCCTTGCGCAAAAACGCGCGAACAGACAACAGGTTATCGAGGGGATGAAGCTGGGCGCTGGGCCTGCTTGGGAGCAATTGCCCCAAGTTCAAAGTGAAATTGGTCGCGGTACTGTTATGGGATCACCAAAAAAAGTAATGACCAAAGAAGAATGGATCAAAGCGGGGAGACCTAAGCAATGACCGAAGAAGAACAATATCAACAGTATCTAGCCGCTCAACAAAATGACGACTCAGAATATGAGGCGTACCTGGCTTCTCAAGGCCAGAAAAAAGATGTCATCGTAAACGAAATGCCAGAAGGTCTCACTGGCCGCTTTGTGTACAAAAATTTCGGTGCGGATCCAGTCGCAAGCTTCAATTATTTGCAAAAAGTAAATCCAGATTTTGAGCTTAAGCAGGATGGGGACGGAGAAATTATTGCGCGAAAGCGGGGTACAGAAGCCTGGGGACGACTGGATCCCAAAGGTTTTGATTGGCGGGACCTTACTGACATCGCCTACGACGTACCCGCAGCGGTAGGGCAAGGAGCTGCAACTGCAGCGGCGGGACTTGCGGGCGGGGCTGCAGGTGGGGGAATTGGTGCGATTCCGGCTGCAATGGCAGGGAGTGCTGCTTCTGGAACCGCGCTTGAGGGCGCACGTCAAGGCATCGGTGCTCTCATGGGCATTGAAGACAACGCCTCCAAAGAACAGGCGGCCTTGGCCGCTGCGGCTGGGGCTGTGTCGCCCTTGCTTTTTGGTACAGGTGCAGGGGCCAAAGAGGCACTAAAATACGCTGGAAAAGAAGGGGCCAAAGACCTTCTTGCCACTCAACGCGGTCTTTTGGGGCGAGGTTACGACGCCGTTGCTGGTAAAGTGGGGCCAAAACTTGCTAGCCTTGCTTCAGGTGAGAACGAAAAGGTCATCAAAAAAGCAGCAAGTATGCTGCCTGAATTGAGAGCTGCGGATGCAAACCCCGAAATTCGAAGCCTTCCTTTGAAAGAAGTCGCGCAAGACGTACCAAAAAAGATAAAAGAACTCACCTCGCAAACTGGCAAGAGAATGGAAGATTTGCGCGGTATGATCGACCAACAGCCTGGGATTGTCCTTGCAGGTGACGGGGCGACACTTCAAACGGGCTCAATCCCCGCTGCGGAGTTTGTTCAGCCGTTTCGTGATTTGTCAGAAAAACTCTCTGCAGGCGGCGCACGCACAGAGGCTCAGCTTAAGGACATTGAGTCTCTAAAAAAAGTTATCGAAAGCGAGTTCAAGGGTCTTCCTGACAATTTGACAGCGGCCCAAGTGGATACTCTTCGAAAACGCTTCAAAGAGCGCGCAGAACAATATGGCTTAAAATACGGTAAAACAGGTCAGGCTGTTGGTGGGACCGAAGGGGCTGGCGCTATTGATGCGCAAATTGCTCTTGCGTTTGAAGACTCTCGTCGAAAGATGAATGAGTCTATCATCACTCGCTTAGAGCAAATGGGTCCAGAATACGCGGATGAATACGCAAAGCTCAACGATCAGTACTCATACCTGAAAACCGTAGCAAAAGAAAATAACAGTAAATTTAAGACATCAAAGTCTGTTTCTGATTTCTTGGCTCGATCTACAAAGGATGATCTTGAAGCGCAGAACCTTTTAGACATTCAAAATTTAACCAACGTGAAGCTCGACGAACTTGCAACACGAGACCAGGCACTTAGAACATTTTCAAAACCTTCAAGCGATATTAGGTCTCTTGGTGGAACAACGAGTACCACAAGAAGCATTCCGCTTGCTGTTGCAGGTGGGGCTGCTGGTTACTACGCCGGACAACAATCAGGCGGAGAATACTCGCCGTTCTTGGCGGCGGTTCTTGGCGGCGGCCTCGGTTCGAAAGCGGCAAGCCCTGCTGCTCTTCGAAAATATATGGAGCTTAACGCAGTCATGCGACAGGCACCACAGCAGCTGCCTGGATACAAAGCTCTGCCATACTTAATGATGAACCCTAACCTTCACGATCAGGAGAAATAAAATGGAAGTAAAAGTGTACGCCGAGCCAATAAAAAAAGAAGAAGAGAAAAAAGAGTACGGGAAGTTTGATAAATGGGAAATTGAATCCGCTGTTCGTACTCTTGAAGAAGCTGAGGAAATCAAGGCGGATCCTGAGAAAATGAAATACGTTAAAATGTGTATGGACAAAAAGCTTGGTAACGTAAAAAAAGCCATCTCATCCATTGACGATCTCCGTAAGATTGCAAAAGGAGAAGAGATGGAAGAAGAGTACGAGTCTGAGGGCTAGAAATTGACTCTCACTGACTGGATTATCTCGTTTGGATCGGTATTGATTGCTACAATTTTAGGAGTAGCAACATACTTTATTCAAAAATGGATCCAGTCAGTTGATGAAACGCTCAAAGAACACTCCAGTGATCTCAAGGCAGTCTCCAAACAAATTGGTTCACTCGAATCGCGGCAAGCTACTCAGGCAGAAAATATCGCCAAGACAATTCGCACCGAGCTCGCAGCCGTTCGCTTTCCACACAGCAAAATTGAAGAAGTCAGAGAAGAAACAAAGTTAATTAGCCGTTTTGTACAAGAGAGAATTCTGCCCCAGCTTAATCAGCAAACCGAAAACTTTGGTCGTGTCGTCGTGCTTGAAGATCAAATCAAAGAGCAGAATACCAAGCTTATCTCGATGTTCAATGCGCTGAAGATTCTGGTCGCACAAAAGCAGAAGGATCAAAAATAGGCTCGAGTGCAAGCACTTGTGCGGGGCTTAGCTTAATCGACCCAAGGTCTGAAATGCTAAGCGGGGCGGCGGCAAGAGTGATTTTTGTGCTTAGAAATTTATCCATTTCTTCGTCAAATTTTGTAATCATTCCGTCTTTGATCTCAAATGGGCATAAAGGATGGGGCTTTTCTGCCATCTTGTTTTTTCCATTTTCGTCTTTAACCAAAAATTCTTCAGTCCATTTGCCGTACAACTCTCGCGCAGTTTTTAATTCTTCTCCAAACTGCTTCGCAATTTTTGCAACATTGTATGCTGCCTGAAAATTCGAAAATCCTGTCTGATTCGACAGTACCGCAAGGGCGTGGTTAAACTGCTCGGAGTTCAACGTTTTATAGTCTAAAGTAATCATAGATGCTTCCTTTCTTTTGCTCAGATCCACTACATTTGTCATTTTTCCTCCATGCTTTGAAGAGCTAGATCTCCCAGCTCTCTTAAAATTTCTTCCATGTTTTTGGGCGTCATTACATACGCGCGCGAACCACACTTTTGTATTTTGTCCAGCTTGTATCTTTGGAGCGCGCTTGGAATTCCGTGGTCAGTTTTAAGTTCAATCGCAACAAAAAACTTTCCCACACATCCCATAATATCAGGCGTTCCCGTAATGCCCACTTGCTGGATTGATTCCCACCATGAGTTTGGAATTTTGTCCAATCTCGGGCGAACTTTCGCTCTGAATTTCGTCTCTGGTTTCTGCGCCACGGTTTAAGTGTGGCGGCGGCCATGAAGACTTGTCAGCCAAATTCGTATATGAATACTCCACGTCAATGAGCAGCGGGAGTCGCTTATACGGATAAACAGTCTCCATTATCCGTTTGATCTCATCCACCACAAACTCTTCGCCATATTTTACTTCAAAGATAAGTTCATCGTGAATGGATAAAAGCATTCTTGATTCTTTGTCTTTAAGATATTCATCAACACGATTCATTGCAATCTTGATGACTTCCGCAGCACCGCCTTGGATCAAATGATTTGGGGCTTTGTAAGCAAAGCGTTTATCTGTGAAGTAGTACCTTCTTCCAAGCCAATTCCTTACGTAACCACGATCTTCTGCGGCCTTTTGTACTCTTTTAAGAAGATCTTTAATCTCAGGGGCTGACCTAAAAATAGACTGCTGAACTTCGTACGCGGCTCGAATGAAAGGCTCATTTTGCGCTCGCATTTCTGAAGTAACACTTGGAAGTGCCTTTTTCTCATCTTCAGAGAGTCTCCAGCCAAACATCTGTTTATAAATTACACCAAGCTGGTGCTTTGAGCCTTTTAATTTTCCTTTGTAGAGACCTTGCGCAAGCTTCACGACTCCGCCGCCATACGCAGTCAGAAAGTTCGTGGTCTTGGCTTCTTTTCTGCTCGTTCCAGATACCGTGGCAGTAGCCGTATGAACGTCAAAGCCTTTCAGAACTTCGTTTATTAAAGAATTTGCGCTTGCCATATCCAGCAGGATTCTAAACTCAACTTGCGAATAATCGGGCATTACAAAAAAGAATCCTGGGCGCGGTACGAACGCTTTTCTTACGGGAAAATCTGTGTGATTTTCGTCTTCTTCTTTTTCGTATTTGTCGGGATTTGTGAGATTTTGAAGGTTTGGATCTCTGCATGAGAGCCTACCAGTAACGGTCCCAGCTTGTTCAAAACTAGGATGGAGCACGCCTTTGGAATCGCAATAGAATAAGAAGTTTGCAAAGTACTCGCTTTGTTTTTTTGCTTCTGCGTACTCAGCTGCAATTTTTGCGGCGGGATTTTCAAAAGTTGAAAGGATAGCTTTATCCCAGCGCCAGTTTCCTTTCTCTGTTTTTTCCCACTTTTCTTTTTCGCTGGCAAAAACCTCCTCAAAAACAGTCGTGCCTTTTACAAAATCAAGGCCCGTTTGCAGCTTGAATCTGAGTTCGATATTTCGAATCAGAGTAAGGTAATGATCGAGAGCTTGCTCACAATACTCCACATCGAGCTGAACTCCATATTGCTCCATTCTGAATAACGTGTGGACGAGCCGTGCCTCATTTTCTACAACCTGCATTTGCTTAGGGATAATTGGATCCAGTTTTGCGTCTTCTTCTTTTATCGCTTGGAGAATTTTTTTTCCAACATTCAAAGTACCTCTACCGTCTTGCTCACCGTATGGCTGCATGATCGAAAAAGGAACTTTATCAAAGTTGGGCTTTTTGTCTTCTTTTCCACCAAGTTCTGGATACTCGGTGACAGTGAAAAGCTTGTTTTTTGTGATGTACTCCCAAACGATGTCGAGCTTCTCGTCTCCCCAGCGTTTGGTTATTTCTGCTAAGTTATACCGCATGTGCTGATTAAAATGCACGCGATCTAAAAACATACAATCGTAAATTTTGCCTGCAATAAATAGCCCTTCTCTTGCAAGCATGTGTAGATCGAATTTTGCGTTTTGCAAAATCCAAACTCTGTTGGGGTCTGACAGAAGGGGTTTTAACTTATTTAGTTCTTCGCGAGGAAGCGCGTGAATTCCTTCTGAGGGATAATCCAAAAAGTTTATATAGAAGTCTTTTTCATTATCGTCCGACAAAATGACAGAAAATAATTTGTCATCCTTGAACGAATTAAGCCCAAAGGTTTCTGTATCTATCGATCCAATTTGAGTAAAATTATCTACGATGCCTTGTAAGATTTCGGTGCTGACAAGCATCTTTATTTACCTGCAATAATGGCTGCCCTTTTCGTGGCCCATTCACTTGCGTGTTTTACATATTTCGGTGTCTTCTCAGAAAACACAACTCGCTTACCAGTCCTGTGGCTGTCCACAAGCCTGTTTACAATCTCGGATTTTGAAAGATTGTATTTTAGCGCGAGTTTGTTGATATGCTCTTTGTTATCTGGCTCTGCGTAAACAAACAAAACCTGTCTTTTCATCGTGTTCTCCTAATGCCTCGAACTTGGCCTTTTGGTTTGTATCCAACTTTTTTTGGAAGCTTTTTGTTACCTGTCTCTTTATTCCAATTATCAAAAGTTTCTTGAGACATTTTGCCTTCTTTTACAAGTTGGGCAAATTTCTTTCGCTGAGCTTCAGATTGAAAAGGCATAAAACTCCTGAGAAATTGGCGCGAAGGTAGACTCTGACACCTCAAGGGATAATATAATCCCGCCCTTCGCACATAAAAACTAGCAAGCCTTTTTAGAAGCTTTCTTCGTTTTTTTAGTTTTTGTTTTCTTCTTTGCTGCCATACGCCCTCCTATTAAAATTCTTCTGTGCTAGTAGTGTTTACTGTTTCAGACCCGTCGTCAACCTCGTGATCCTTGATTGTATTGGCATCTTTGCCCTGACGGACGATTTTTTTCCAATTACCCGCTGCTTGCCGCTGCTTTTCGGTAGAAGGGTTTCCTGGGGACACTGTGAAAACAAAAAATGATTCCCCTTTGCCTTCCTTAAGTTCCGCGCCAATCTTAAAAATCTGACCAGTCGGAGGCTGCTTGTTCATAAGTGCTCGCGCGTAGGCGTCTGCCAACTTATGCCCCGCTCGGAATGCTGTACGGACAAAAGAAAGTTTAATTGGAAACGCAGTTCCTGCCTCAGCTTCTCCAGCCAAAACTCCGTAAAAATTCATGGTTTTATCGCGGCGAAACTCATCTTGTCCTTCTTTGAACTCCCAAGGAAGATTGTCGTTTTCAGGTGTCCAATTTTCAAGTCGAACAAATTCAAAGCGCCCAGTTTGTGGGTTCTTTTTCATGATTCGCCATTCTTTCCACTTTTCAAACACGATAACTTCAAAAGTCTCCCCGCGCTTGGCGATAACTTCCTCAGTGTTTGATTTAATGATCTCACCGATGTTGCGCACACCCTTTTTTACAAGATCGCTCGTTGGATGCATGAGCAGCGCTTTTGGAAGGATAAGATCTTTTGTATCTACAACCTCCCCTTCAAAGGCCGAGAACTCTTCTGCAAGAGCTACTTCGTTGGGTTTTTTAACCGCAGGCGGTGCTGACTTCTTCACTGTTTTTCCTGTTTCTTGTTGCATGTTTCATGTCTCCTTGCTTCAAAGCCGCAATGATTTGCGGGCTAAATTTATTCCAATCATCCAATGAAATTCGCACGTGGTCTTCAAAAAATCTCACACGTGTTTCCCCGTAAATCCACATATCCCGCTGGGTCTGTACGGGCTCATCCAAGTGAATAGTCAAAGCCTCCTGGCAAAAATCGCAAACTTCTTCTTGTGTGTATCTCATTTGAAATACTCAAGCATTCTTTTTGCGAAGTCTTCGCGGTCTTCGTCTGTGGTTAAACATTTTAGCATCAGGTCGCAAGATTCCTTGAGCGCATCCGCAGCACGCATGTTCGCCGCAAGTGTGTTTGTATGGACCCCACGTCGTTTTTTCTCGAGTAAAAATGCGTTATTTGCTAAAAATCGATGGGCTTGAATTGTTTCTTGAAGTTTCTTTTGCATTTCCATTTATGACTTCCTTGGTTTTACTTTTAACTTGAACTCACGATACGGCTGCGAAAGGCCAGGCGGAACCCAACCTGATTGCCCCGTTTTCTTTTCCATCTCTTTGATTTCTTTTTTCGCCCAACTTGAAAGGGTTCGAGAATTAACAGAAACCATGTTGTAGAAAAGGTCTTGGCTTTCAAGATACTTAAAAAATTGCATCTTTTCTTCTTGAGTGGCGGGCTGCCTCACAGAGATAAGCTCATCAACTTCGACATGCCCAAGCTTGCCGTCAATACGCTCAAGCCCACTCTCGGTCATGTAGGTGAGTAGGCGCTCTTTATCTTCAAGAATTGAATTTTCAATTTGCTTAATTTCCGCTTCGAGTTCTTTAACTCTAATCTCAGAATCAACAAGTCTATTGCAGATCTCAGAAAGTTTGTTTAGATCCGCACTCGACTCATTTTCAAACCCTTCAACTTCACTCATTTTCAGCTCCGTTGTCTAAAAGAATCAAATCACCTGGCTTTACTTTGAACTGCTGATCTCTTGCGTACACGATCATAAAATTGGTGTGGCTTTGATAATCAATCGCCCAGATGTCAGCTTTTGCCAGATACGTTTTTCCAACTTCAAAATCTTGTGGCGGCTTTTCTGTTTTAAGTTGCTGCTTCTTGCTCATCTTCTTCTCCGATATTTTTTAGAACCTTACTTGCTATTTCATCAACTGTAGTCACTGCTTCACTGGCAACAGCGGGGAGCTGTGTGTAGAGTTTTGAATTGATAATCGAAATAAGTGTGGTGTGCTCGTATTCCGCTGCGGTAATCAGGGCGACCATTTCAGCATTTTCTTCTGCAGTAAAATACTCTTTCATCTGTTTGAGTAATTTCGGGTATGGTCTCATATTAAGTTTCATTTTTTCTCCTGTAAAAATTTAGCTATCACTGTTGATTCATGCAAGTATGAAAGCGTTGCGGCTTAAAATTCTTCAAGTTTTTCTTTTAGAACAGCATTTGAAATTGCCTGTTTCTCCCCCAACGATTTAAGCACAAGTTCATCGATTGTGTTTGGAGTAACAAGGTCTATTCGCGTGATGGACTGATGTCGCTCGCTTCCGCCCCTGTAATTTCTTGCCTCGGCTTGAATATCAAACTCAAGGCTAAAGGATCGAGAATAAAATATGGAATAAGAAGCAGCCACAAGATTAACCCCAATGCCGCCGCTACCAGGGTGACCAATAAGAACGCGGCACTTCTCATCAGTACTAAAGCGAGTGATTTGCTCATCGCGATTACTAATCTGTCCGTGGAGCTCGGCGTAGGCAATTCCAAGTGAGTCACAGCACTCGCGAATGTCTTGGTAATTAGCGTGAAATACGGCCCATACCAGTACCTTGTGATATGGAGCCAAGTCTTCCAGTAACTGTTTGAGAGCTTCCTTTCTGGGGTTTTCTTTGATTTGAATTGTTTGAGACTCTTCTCCATTATCTCCCTCCACACGGATGTGACCTGACACAATTTGCTGAAGACGTAAAGCCTTCGTAATAGCGAGTTCCGCGATGGCGTGCTTGCTTTCGCCCTCACTTTGGATTGTAGCAATCAAATCTCGTTTCATAGAGTCATACAGACGCTGCTGCTCTTTACTCATCTCAACTGAAATAACTTTTCTTACAAGCGGGGGGAGTGAGAGGCATTTGGACTTTTCAACGTGCATTGAAACAGGCTCAATGATTTCTTTGATTTTTAGATCTGCGTTTTTTATCGGCTGCCAGTTTGGAAAATACTTGGATGCTGGCATCGCTTTATTTTTGTCCTCAAAATATCTGGCTCTAAAAGAAAAAAAATTTGAACCGAAGCGTTCTCCTCGGTCGAGAATTCGAAACTGCGAGAAAATATCCATCAAGTTATTTAGAATCGGGGTTCCTGTGAGGATGTAGCGATATTTTGAAAGGTCTGCGAGCTCAATTGCGCGCTTTGTGCGCTT